ATAAAGATTTTTACAAATAATGCTTGACTATTAATTAAGCTAGTATTATGATACTTCCACGCACCACATAAAAACCTTTTTAAAAATATTAACTTAACTTAAAAAATATGACATTAATTAAAAAACCAAACGAATTAACACAATTAAAAATTAAATTAAAAGGTTTAATTTATGGACAACCAGGAATTGGAAAAACCTCACTTGCACTATCCGCACCAAAACCACTTTTAATTGATTTTGACAATGGCTTAAGACGAGTTGCTAAGCAATATCAAACTGACAGTGTTCAAATCGAATCTTACCAAAATTTATTAGATATTCTCACAAAAGAAGATATTTCTAGTTATGAAACTATTGTAATTGATACTCTTGGCAAGATGATTGATAGGATTGCTGATTGGTTGGCAGTTTCCAATCCAAAAGTTAAACAAGCTGACGGACAATTATCGATGAAAGGCTGGGGAAATGTTAAAGCTGAGTTTCAAAGACTTTTAAAATTATTAGAAAGTAAAAATAAATCTGTTATTTTTATTGCACACGAAAAGGAGGAAAAAGTGGGTGATGAAGTTATGAAACGCCCCGATGTAGCTGGATCAAGTGGTAAAGATATTGTTAAAGAGCTTGATTTTATGGGCTATATGTCAATGAAAGGTGGCAAAAGAACAATAGATTTAGCTCCAAACGAAGCCTATTATGCCAAAAACTCCCTTGGTCTTGATTCGTTTTTAGAGTATAAGCCCTTAATTGGTGTTAATAACTTTCTTTCTCAAGCTATTTTTGATGCTTACAAAGAAAAGCTTAAAAAAGATGAACAGTTAGCAAAAGAATATGATTTATTAATTGAGGAATTAAAAACTAAAATTAACACCATTAGCGATGTTGATACATTAAATTTATATTATTCTGACTTTTACAACAAGCATGAAAAAATTTGGAGTTCTTACGACATGGAAAAAGCTTTTTTAAATGACAAAGTTAAAGAATTAGATTGTGAATTTGATAAAAAAAGCAAAGAATTCATTTCTAATAAAAAAGAGGAAACCGTAGAAGAGGCTAAAAAGGAGGTGAAAGATGGCAACTAAAGAAATTAAAATATGCGATTGTTGTAAGAATGAAGCTGAAAAAAGTAGTGAAGACGCAAAAGATTTTGGGTTTGTCCACCTAAACTTTAAAAGTTGTTACAGATTGCAACTAGATTATTCTCAAGAATTATGCGGATTATGTGCTGCTAAATTGAAGGAAGTAATTGAAAATAAATTAAAACAAATTAGAGGCGGTAAATGACTAAATATTTAATTACTCCAACATTAATTAATGCTTATCAATATTACATTAATGACGAATTTAAAAGCCCTGCGGATAGTAGGGCTGATTTCCTTAGAACTTTGAGTAGAGAGAAGTTTGAGCCAAACGAGGCTATGCAAAAAGGAATTGATTTTGAAAGAGATATTCAATATGCAACCAATCCATTTAATCAAATTGATATTTTTCACGCAGATTATGACGAAAAACAACACATCATTAATCAAATTGCTAAAATAGTAAATGGTGGACTTTGGCAACAAACTTGTAAGAAAAACTTACAAGTTGGCGACAAAGAGTTTTTACTTTATGGCAAAATGGATGTTGTTAAGCGAGATACTGTTTATGACATCAAGTTCACTAGCAATTATGAATTGGGTAAATTCCTAGACTCAAGCCAACATTTGATTTATCTTTATTGCACTGGATTGCCTAAATTTCAATATCTAATAAGCGATGGTGAGGATTTTTGGATTGAGGATTATCATAATCACGCAAATATTGAAAATGAAATTAAAAGCAAAATTAGCGACTTTTTAAGCTATCTTGAAAACGACAAAGAAGCTAAAGAAATGTTTGAGACTAAATGGGGGGCTAAATATGAATAACGAGGAATATTATTTTTTACTAGAGGAAGAATATTTAAACAAATTGGAGGGCAAATAGTATGAAAGAAACAATCTTAGAAAAAATAAATAAAATTTCAACGGATGAAATAAAATCATTTTTAAAATCGCAGGGAGTTAGTTCTTGGAAACTGTCGCTAGCAAGTAGGGAACAAATGATAGAGGGTATAGAAAAAGAAATGGAAAAATATACGCCCGAGCAATTACAAAAATTTTATGATAATTATTTAAAAAATGACTAAATTCATCTTCACCCCCGAATCTGATAAAATGGAGTTTGGCGACAAGGTTTATATGCATACCAAAGAGTTAATGCAAAAAGACAAAGAATTTCAGGTTGAATTTAAGCCGTTCGTTAAGTCTAAATCTTACGACCAGCTTAAGGGAATTCATAAGCTTTGCGAGATTTACGGCAATTATATGTCGGAGAGTTTGGGAATTAAAATTAGCTTTGAGAATGCTAAGGAAAGTCTTAAATATGCTATTGATTATACTCGATTGGCTAATAAAGATGAGTCCACGGCGGAAGCATTAAGAAAAAAAAGAGAAAAACAATTGCTTGGCGAAAAAATGACAATTAAAGAATTAAATTCTTTAGTCGAAGGTTTACAAAAATATTTTCGAGTCCCAGCTTCATTTGCCGATGCAACTCTTGAGGAAATGCAGGAGTTAATCGAAAAGGTTCATGAATTGGGACGAGAAAGAGGTTGGCATAACTTGATTTTAACGAATCAGGAAATGCAAGAAATGGTTAATTATTATCAACAAAAGGAGTAAATTATGGTAGAATATGTATTAGTAATTTTTATGTATGCAGGAATGTTAAGTCAAAGTGATTCTGTCGCAATGAATAATGTTTCGGGTTTTCAAACAAAACAATTATGTGAAGAAGCTGGCAAGCAAACTGTAAATGAATTTAAAAATTTTGGATTCAAAGGTGGTAAATTTGTTTGTGTAAGAACTAAATAATAATTTGATTATCAGATTTAATTGTTTTTAAGAAACAAACAATTTTGATTATCAACTAGAATAACAACTAAAATTAAATAAATAAAATATGAAAAAAATTTTATGCCTTAACGGCTGGGGTCAAGAACTAAAAACACTTGAGAACGCTTTTAAAGAAGTCTTTAAAGATGCTGATATATCAACTATTGATTATTTTGATACTAATTTATCAGAAACCAAAATTTTAACTGAATATGATATAGTTATTGGCTGGAGTTTTGGCTCGCAACAAGCAATCAAATTAATTAAATCAGGATTTTTAAGAACAAAACTTTTAATTTTTATATCACCAATATTTCAATTTGTCGAAAATGAAATAAATAAGGTTGGAATGCCCGTAGAAATGTTTTATGGCTTTTTATCGAGTTTTAATAAACATCCTGAGGCTACAATGCAACATTTAGTTGCAATGAGTGCTAGTGGCGATGAAAACAGCAATCTTGTTTTAGAAAAGATGAAAACTCAAGATTTAAATGTTTTGAGCAAATATGCTTTGGAGCAACAACTTTTACACTTAAGAAATTTTTCTTGTTTCGATATTAATTTTAAAAAATTTCCTAAAACAATTTGCTTTAGTGGTGCAAACGATGCAGTAATTGCTAGTTCTCAAACTAAGTTATTTGCCGAAAGAATCAAAGACTTTGAATTGCATATTATCGAGAATTGCGGACATGCTCCACATTTTTCACATATGCAAGAAATTGAGAAAGTATTAAAAAATTTTATATAAAAAATATTATGCAATTGCAATTCTGGAAAAGATACAAGGCTAAAAAAGAATTAAAACAGAAGCTTGAAAAAGCTAGATTTATTAATTTTTATGGTCATAAAATTGATTTAAGTCTTGGTCAAATTATAAAAACTATTTGCGTTGATTACACAATTACTACAATTGCCCTTTTCAATAATAAGTTCAATACAATAAATTGCTATATTACACTTAAATATGAAGATTTCTTAGAAATAAGTTTATTTATTGGGGAAAATATGGAAAGCATTAGAGATAAATATTGTCTTGAACTTAATGATTTTCTTGAATCGGGTAAATTTACAGAACGATTAAATGAATATAATGAATTAGAAAAAGAATATGAGTTATTATAAAAAAAAAGATAGCAAATACAAAAATATTAAAACCGCAGATGGTTTTGATAGCAAAAAAGAGCGTAAAAGATATTTAGAGCTTGAGTTAATGCAAAAAGCGGGCGTTATAAAATGTTTAGCAAAACAAGCTTCATTTGAGCTTGTAGAAACATTTAAAGATAAACAGGGCAATACAGAAAGGGGCATTAAGTATATAGCTGATTTTGTTTACTATGATAATGAAAGAAAATCTCTTGTGATCGAAGATGTCAAATCTCCATTTACTAGAAAATTACCAGCTTATGTAATTAAGCGTAAATTGGTAAAACAAAAATATCCTGATTATTTATTTTTAGAGGTTTAAATGTTAATATTTAATTTTTTATTTAATCTTACAATTTTATTTTTTTTTCTTTATTTATATAGTAATAGTTAATTATTTACACCAATCTTTAGTTTTTTTCTCTCCATTATTTTCTACGGCTAGTCCTCTAACAAGTAAAGCCTTGCCTATATCAACACCGTTGACTTTAACAAAAGCATCAATTCTACCACCAAATTTATCCCATCTTACATTAGATAACAAAAGTTCATTCTGACCCATTGCTCCAACTATATCGTTTACCAACTTTGTAGCTTTTTCTGCTAATACTCTTTCTTTATCACATTTAGCTTTTGAGCCTTTTTCTGGTGCATCAATACCTCGAATACGCACGCTTAATCCAAGCTTTTGAATTAGAGGTTTTTCGTTTTCAACATTTAGGGCTATAGTGTCGCCATCAATAATCCTAATCGCTTTATAGACATACATTGTGTCTAAGTTTTCCGCTTTTGCTGGTGCAACTAATAGCGCTAGTATCAAAAATAATATCATATTAATACGCTTTGTATTTTGTAATTAAATTAAAATTTTCTTCTTGGTCTTTGTCGTCTATAATTAAAATAAAATCTTTTTTAAGGGTTATTTCATACATTTTTTCTAATGCCTTAACTGATTGCCTGCCCCAAAAATCATAAACATTTCCAGCGTAAGAAAAATTATCTATTAGTGTTGTGCATGGTAAAATACAACCCTCAGAATTATCTATTGAGTTTCCTGCGTGTATTCTTACGCCTTTTCTTTTAGGTGTATTTTTAACAAGATATAATAATTCTTTAAATCTATTTGATTGAGTCATTGTGCATTTGTACTCACCAGCGGGAATACAGGTTGATTCATCCATGTTAGCAGTATTAGGATTATCAGAATTATTTTCTTTTCCTGCGTGCATTTTAGAAGGTTCTATTGTATAAAACAATGGAGGAAAATGTGGTTTTGATGGATCAATTACAGCTCCAATTGTTGTGCCATATTTAAATATTTTACCTTGTTTTTTAACTTCCGAATAATTGCCATCATTACAATAATATCGTTTTAAAATTAATTTTTTCATTTGCGGTTCTACTGGAGTTGATTTTTTAAAGAAATTAAACATTATTTAAACCTCTCAAAACATTGTGTTTGTAAAGACGGGTCTAAACAACCGCAGTCTTTTATTGATTTTATTTGTAATAAAATATTAAAAATTTCTTTATTATTTATTACTGATTTAAAATGTTGTTTATTAATTATTGGTAAATTTTCACAATAATTATTATTCACTAAACATTTTTTCGAGCAACTGCTCACGGTCAGTAACAGAATTATTAATATTTCTTTTTTTAATAATTTCAACATTTTCTTTTGTGTTTTTATTTTGAGTTTTAACAATAGCTTCAATTCTTTGATATTCTTTAATTTTGTCTTTAGCCTCAAAATAATTATCAACAAAACTAATTATGAACAAAAGTGTAGTTATTCCAATAACTCCAATTACAAAGTTTTTGGATTTAAGAATTAAAGGTAAAATAAAATTAAACATTATTTTTTAATGAAGTTATTTAATAAGGATATATTTCCTAGACCTATTATGGCAAAGAAACCACCACTAGCATAAAATAGAAACTTTCCTAATAAGTCAAATGTTTCTTTTTTTAACGGCGTAAAAATATCAATACCAATAAATATTGGGTAAAATAAAAAAGCAATTAAATAAATAATTGAGTAAATTTTGGCTCCGTTTTCTTTTGTTAGCCACATATTAATTAAAGTTTGTTGGTTGTTAATTTTTGTAATACTAATTTCATAGTTTTTCTTGCTTCATCAGTTTCAGTATCTTTATCATGTTTTATATCTCTGTAAGCTTTTAAAAAGCTTAAATCTTCTTCTATTTTTGATATTCTTTTTTCAGATTCAAACATTAATTGTTTAATTAATTTATGTGTTTCTTCGTCTCTTTTTTTATTGGCTAAATCTGATTTATCTAAAGCTTCTTGCACTTTATTCAAAGTTTTTTTAAATTCTTTAATTTCTATTTGTGATTCTTCAAAGTTGTCTTTTTTTTCCTTAACTGCAAAAATAAATTTTAAAAGCTCTTTAAATCCTTTAAATAGTAATTTTAAAAAATAAAAACCAATTGCAAATTTTGCAATAATAGCAAATATTGCGGGGTCTGTTAATTGTTTAATTTGTTCAAAAAAAAGTCTAAAGTCCATTATTTTGCGCAAATGTTTTGTTTAATTTTTACTAAGTCTTGTTTTATTTCTGATATATCTTGTTTTACTGGCTGAAGCATATCTAATATTTTTTTCTCACCTTGATTTTTAACCCAATAATAAAAAAGATAAATAAAAAATGCACTTATTACCATTGAAAATTCTGGTGCTTGCTTCATTAAATTAAATATGGCAATAAAATCAATCATATCTTTTTCCTCCACTTGCTACCGCCCCAAATCAGAACGGCAATATAAAAAGCTTTTGCTTTCCACTCTTCTAAGCTACTTGACCTTAAACCGCTATAAAAAGCCATGTCAGCATCTCTACGAAACATGTCAAAGGTTCTTAGCTCTGAGTATAAAAAGTCATGAGCAATAGCATTTTCCACGCCAACATCGAAGTTAGAGAAAAAAGGCTTAAATATAAACGGAATTGTAAAGCCATTAGATTCAAAGCCTGCGGGAATAACATAAAGCTCAGGAAGTCTTTGACCAGCAAAATTAATATAAAATCTTAAATCTTTTTTAAGAACAATTTTATCTTTTTTATCTTTTTTTGGCGTATAAACTGGTTCGTCTATAAATTCAAATCCTGATTTCATATTATTCAAATTTAATTGCTTCGACTTCCTCAACAGTTTTGCAAGCGTTGATTTCGATTTGTTTATTTTCAAGCAATATGTTGTTCTGTATTTCTCTTGACTGTATGTGTTGAGCTAAAGAAAATGCAACAGGAAAAATATTTACTACACCAGCTTGTTTTTTATCTTTACCTTCTGCGTCTTTTTTAATAATAGTTGTAGGATATGGAACAATTTTTTGTTTAATGCAAGTGTTGTAAATTGTTTTTTCGCTTGCATAATCAGTACCAGTTTTTCTGGCAAAATCATTGCAACTCACATAATCCATAGTGCATTTGGCTAAAACGCTTTCAGAAGTTAAATTTGAATTTGGTATATCATTGACATACCAGTAAAACTTCACATCTGGTCCAATTTTAGAACCATCTATAATTTCAGGCGCAAGGTGAGATGTGAACGGCTCTGTTTTTTTAGCTAAAATGCAAGCTTCAAGTTTAATAAGTTTTTCTTCTTTTGCATTTTTTAAATAATCAAATTTTTCATATTCGCCACCGTTTTTAATAAACTCTTCAATTTTTTGAAAATCAGTATTTGACTGAGCATTTTTGGGAACAAACAAACCGTCATATTCCCAATGATTTTTAAATTCTTTTAACATAAATTTGTATTATTTTTAAATTAAAGTTCCGCAGAAATTGCAACATTAAAAGATCCTTCTACTCCCGCTCCTGCACTAGCAAAAGCTATCCAAGCATTATATTCATTTATTCCAACAATTGATGGAGAAGTAAGGGATCCTGACAGAACGCTGACAGATGAACTTGGAGTTGAGGATCTTTTAGTAATTTTATAAGGATAAAGACATCTTTGAATTGCAACCGCATTTGAAGCGTAAGAAACGCCATAGGTTATACCGAATTCGTAATATCTCTGACAAAGAGACAATTCTTCCTGAAGTGGTCGATATTCAAAAGTTGTTTGTTCGGGTGTATCTTCAAATTGAATTTTGCCAATTGTCCAAGTTCCTGATGTCTGCGCGCCAACACTAAATTCAATTTGAATTCCAGTAATTGCCGCCGATGGAATTGCAATTGATGTTGAAAATCTAGTTAATGTGGAGCTAACAGTAAAAGTTCCCGTTGCTATTTGCGTTATAGTTGGTGATGCTAAAGTTCCAAATGTATCTGCTGTATTTGCATAAGATGCAACCCAAGTTACAGTTGTTAATAATGAATTAGCTAAATCAACACTTAAAGTTGCAGTTTTACCTGCCAAATGTTGAGAGTTATTGGATTCAATTCTTTGTGCAAAACCAATTTTTGAAACGCTTGATGCGCCCGTAAACCTATAATTAAATTGATTTGGTGCAGTTCCCACAACTCTTTGACCCGTAACATTAGCACCCGTACAATAAGCATACCATCTATCAACAGTGTAGGATAAAACTGAACCCGCAGTTATTGTTTGACTCGCTCCTGCATTTCTTTGATCAATTGCCATTGCTCCATTTATTAAAATGTTTCGATTTGGAGCAAGGTAAACAACGCCTTGGGTGGTGGTGGTGGCTAGGTCAAGACTAGTTAAAATTGTTGCATTGGAATTAGGTAAGGTGTAAGTTTTTTCTGTGCTTGTGGCTCCTGTAAATTTTGTAAATCCATTTCCAGTTCCCCCAAAAGTTGAGGCAATAATTTGTGATAATGCTGCAGATCCATCAAAGTTATTACCATAAATTGATCTTGGAGTTTGTAAAGTAGTTGCTGTTCCCGCATTACCAGTTATATTTGTTTGGTCTCCAGTATTAGTTCCTGAAATTGTTGCGGCACTTGAAACAGTTAAATTACCAGATAAATCAATAGTTCTATCTACATCATTAATTTTTAAATTTAATGTGCGTGATGCACTAAGAGTTTCATTTGGTTTTATAGTAAGTGCATTTGAAGTTGCACCTTTAACCACTAAACCACTTTGATTTAATGAGATAGAAGTTATATCTGTGTTCGCTCCTGCTTCTGCTAAAGTATAGCTTTTATCCTGAAAAGTGTATACTCTATTTGCGGTATTGGCATGTGTAGAATATGTAGTATAATAATTACCATCATTTTTGTATTTAATATTTCCGTTGCTATCAGCAAATAAAGCTGTAAATGCAGATGGAGGAGACGCGTCAGCAGATTGATGTTTTAAATCAATATGTCCATTACCAGCTGTTCCGTTTACTTGAAGTGCAAAAGCATCAACTTTACCGCTTACAATCAAATTATCCGTTGTTTTATCATATGTTAAACCAGCATCTCCACCTATACTTCCACTATCATTAAATTGAACTTGTGTATTTGTTCCAGCGGCACTTGCGGTTATTGACAAATTACCAGATCCTAAAATTGAAGTTGAGTTTATTGTTTTGATATTTGTTCCAGAAACTAAAGTATCTTGTTTTGCATTAAGAGCATTTTGAAGATCTGTTTGATTTGATAATGTGCCACCAATAGAACCCCATGATGAAGAATTGCTATCAACATAAGATTTAGTTGCGGCTTGATTAGGCTCTGTTGGGCTACCACTTAATATCAACGCACCAGTCATTGTGTCGCCTGCTTTTTTTACTGCTCCTATGTCATCAGCTGTTGGTTCAACACCTGACAAACCTCTGTAAAGGCTTGATAATCCTTTCATAAATATATAAATGCTTAATCTTATTTACATTTACTCAAGAAACAATGGTCATTATTAATGTTTTAAATAAATAATCAACAATTATTTTAACTCTTGATACATATTTTCAAAAAATGTATGCCACTTACTGCTCAACTTTTCTTGGGAAGATGGAATGCCAAAAGATGCGCCAGTTGTGTTGTAACTTTTTTCAAAAAAATTATACCAAATTCTATTAATATTTTTGTTTTCGTCAATTATTGGTTGTAAGGCGTTAGGTAAACCAATATCTTGTGCAAAATCATTTTTTATTTCTGTTTTAATTTGTTGAAAAAATGTATTCCATTCTGGTTTTATCATGCCATTATCTTCAACTGGTTGGTTATTGTTTGGTATATTAATCATTTTCTGTTTCAATTTCTACAAAACAGCCAGCAATTACAAATTTAGTTGGCTCACTGTAATTTAATTTTGCTATAAAAGAACGACCCTGCCCTATTTGTGTCCAAAATATCTCCGTCCAGTAAGAACCTTCCGTTCCAACTGGTTGCCATAATTCATTGCTAAATGTTTTACCGCCATCAATAGAAAACTTTCCCATAATTTGTGGATTTTGACCTTGTCCAGTTGCTATTCCAACGCCCGTTTCCATACAAACTATAAATCTTGACATTGTCATTCTTGCAAAATTTTTAAACAAGGTTGTTCCTATAACCTCTCTTTTAATTACGGCGCCATTTTCAGTATGCAAATTATCTTTTAATTCATATATAACGCCCGTTTCAAAATCTCCTATTAAATTTTTATTGTTAAAATTTATATAACAATTTGCTTTCCATCTTCCACTTTTTCCTGCATTGTTAATACTTTCCCTTTCATGCCATAATTCTGTTGATATATCGTATTCCCAAGTTTTATTTGCTGATGGGAAAGTGATGCAATAAAATTTATGTCCTCCTAAAATATAAGTAAAAGCTATAGCATCATTTATTATTGCATATTCTGTAATTTCCTGCGATATTGGAAAAGTAGATATTTGTTTTAATTGATATCCTATAGTTTGGTAAATTATTCCATCGTTACCTAAGAAAAAATATGAATTATCAAGAGTTGCTATTGAATATTTGGAAGCACAACCCTTTTCAATATAAACGCCTTCTTTTCTTTGAAATAAAGGGCTACCTGTTCCAGTATTATAATATACTTGAATTATATCTTCTTTAAAAAACCAAAGTTCTAAATTATTTTGATAAACTCTAACAATTTTTGATGAGTTAGCCTCAACAGTTGCTGCATTTAATGCATTCCAATTTTCTGTTGCATTAACATTTGACCATTGAAATTCGTTTGAATCTATTAAGGCAGATACAGTAAAGC